CTCTCTTTTACGGTAGGAGAGTCGGACTTGTAACAAATCCCTAAATGATATTCCCTATCAGTTAGAACTTCCATCAGGTGGGTCGCGCCGGAGCTCGCCCCTAACTCTGTGTACTGATCACTTCTGTGGGTTCTCAGTGGGTTTCGTTAGTCTCGAATACCGGCGCGGCGTCTTGTTCGACTCTCCGTACTTCGCCAATTGATTGGTAGGCGCATCCCATGGTCGCTTTCTTAAAAGCCCGTAATCATCCAAATTCATGGCTGAGAAGTTCATCACTCCTGAACTCCCAATCGGCTGCTGCATTGTCCTCAATGCTACAGCTACCAAAGTTTTACTTGTAAAACGATAAAATCACTCCTTCTGAAGGAGCCTCACCTCGTGAGGTACCGTAGTTGTCTCCGTTTACAACTACCAAAAACGCCCATATTTCATCTTAAGAGGTAACGTTTGAAACGTATTTAATAAGAACCTTTTGTTGTTTACTTTCGACTAAACAATTATAAAAGTCGCACCTTTCATATCCCCCGGGTAGCAGTTGTGACCTGCATTTTCGATAACCCTTTTTCACCTATTGATCTAAGCATTCGCGTATGTATACGGTGCAACTCGAATTACCGTTGAAGTAATCGTTGTTGCTGTTACTGCTACCGTAAACACATCTGTTGCTGAATTCACTTTTATGATATTTTGCGAGACCGCACTTGTTGAACCTCCATTAATAAGGTTAAATATCACTGTTTGTAGTGATGGTGATGCCGCTGCTGAAATTGCTACTGCTGATGTTATCACTGTACCTACACAGACCATCGTTACAATGTATTGTCCTGGTACATCCACACTAAATGTTGTTCCTGATAACCACGTTAGACTCATCGTTCCTGTTTGAACGAATCCTGTGCCTAATGGAGCTGCTGCCGATTCTGCTATTACTGCGATTGATTCTGATAAAATATCAGCTGCGCTCACTTGTGGTGTCATCAATTCAATTTCGTACTCGACAAACAATCTTCCGATGTTTGAAGTATCTGCGCAATCAGTTGTTGCTATGAAGAAATTTCCACTATCATACAGTTTAATGTCCTGATTTGCTGACAAGCCACCAATTCTCGTGAACTTTGATGGCCCTATTTTGTGCAACATTTTGGGATCCGCTGTGAATCGCATTGGTTCGCATATTTGGCTTGTTTTACATCCAAAATACGTCTGCAACTCATCTTCATTAAACGGCGCTGGATCGGACGGATCGTAATCCACTCCCATTATCACGTCTCCTGCAAAGGTCCCTGCTTTTGAATTTATAAATTCATAAGTCAGCCTTCTTATCACATAAGACTCATAGCGCATAGCTATTGGATACAGCCACTTAAATTGTTGTGGCAGTCCTGGATTAATGGCGTCCGTTGTTATTGAAAAATTCACTGATCCTGGAACTTTTCCAATAAACTCTCTATGTGCTACTAAGAGATTTCCATTTGGTAACATCCGCTGCCGTGGTTTTCCAATTACCACTACCTTTGTTTTTCCAACATTGGCTTTTCGAGTTCTACCCACTTTTCGTGGTCGGGGTCCTCGTTTCCCTTTCGTCATTCTTGTTTTCTTCCCGGGTTTCGTCCCGTTTTTCCTGGCCCTGGCCGTACTCATATTGTTTTTATTTGGCTGCGTCAACTTTACAGGTCCCTCCAAATTACAACTTTGTGCTGGTAACACAAAATACTTCCGTTGTCCTGTGAACAACCGGTAATAATGAGCATCTGTCAAAATCTGACATTTGGCTAATATCCATGTTGGTTCCTCATACATTATATGATCATATTTTTCCAACAGCCAAGCTATTGCATGTCTGCAAAACTTTCTAAACACTGGATCAATCCAGCCTACACTCAACAAAGCTGCTACCCGCTGTAGTGTTGTTGATGGGGTCAAATGGTTCTTCGGTGCATATAGCAACGTGCTCATCATTTTGACTCTGCTATAGATTGGTACTGCCAACCCATCCAAAAACACTGTGTGCGCTGATAGGAAATCTAAATCTCTTGGGTTTCTTGGTTCCATCGAGTCTGTTGTGGTTGTCACTCCTATTACTTTCCATTGGTCAATCACTGTGTATGCGTTATAATACGGATGTGCCTCATCTGACACTGTCCACGTATTATCATCTCCTACTAACGCTTTTGCCGTGTGCAATTCAAAATTTGCATATGAACGCAAATTTTCTGGCACATTCAAAATCCATGCATATGCCAGTAAGGTATACAAAATCAGCGTGTTGTCTGAAATTGTATTTACTGAACCTGAAGGATTTCCTGTCCTTTTCATAACTATTACACCTTCCGGTGTAATTACCAGTGTGTGCACCAAATTGCGATAGTAAGTTCGCAATCGATTCAAATTTGCTTCTGTTTGCAAATCCGCTCTCAGCATATTCCATCTAAACTGGGCACATCCCCACATCATGTATGTTCTCAAAGACGAATCATACTGTGATTCATCCAAAGCGTATCCTTTTGAGAATATTGACAATTTGCGATACAACGTGTCCCAGTTCCCTTTGTAAGGGGAGACTCCAATTGCCGATGCTGTCACTATGTGTGACGCGTACATTTTCTCATTCATGTCACTGAATAAGCGTGTTCCGTGTATTGTTGCATCTGCGCCTCCTGCTAAGAAGGTCCGTTGTGAATTTTCCGCTATTTTCTCTTCTGTTCGTAGTTCTTCTTTCAAAGAATTTGTGAACAGACAAGACCATTTTGGATCCGTTGCCAATCTCTCCCAGTCATTTTCTAACCACGCTCGAATATTGTTATCATTATCAAACAATTCTCCTTTCGTTTTGTAAATTTGGTTGAATGGTGACCCGCTTGAACTTGCTCTGTTCATTTTTGCGATACTTTCTTCAAGTGTTATTATGTCAGATTCATTCATATACACTCCAAACTGCCGAGCTGTATAGCTCCAAGCTGCGTTCATTGCGTTTACTTGTTCCTCTGTCATACATGGTATGTCTTTTCCATACTTCGCTAACGACTTATATGCCGCTACTGGATTTGGTTTTGGTATACCCCATTCTGGGGGAACTTCATAATTGTTCTCATCCACAAAACACTTAAGTTGTGGGTCCATAATCCTTTTGTTGACATACCGTGGAAAACGGTTTATCATTGCTACTAGTGGAAAGTTATCTTCTGGTAGCCATGCCTCATGTGTCTCTGAAATATACATGAGCCTTTGCATGGTCTTTGCCCCATCCTTCTCCAGATATTGAGAAGGATACCGTTCCCAAAAGGGAACGGCCCCTACAAGTTCACTGGGGAGGGGGGGCTGGACCGAAAATGCAGTCCACTATGTAAAACAACTTGATCCTCTCGAATCGATTCCATAAAATCTGGTGTGATTCTTTCAAATCTCCCAAAATCTACTCCGTTTCCGTGAGTCCAGAAGCCCACAATTTTGCCATTTGCGTCCAAAACTGGTGCTGAGCAATCACCATCTCGTGTTGCTGCGTTACACCACCCTTGTGGTGAGGCAAATCCTATGATGGCATCTGGTTCAACGTCATCTCCATTTCCAAAACCATACACCGTTAC